GGTAAAGGTTTCTATTATTTCTGTTGGTTCAAGTACTGGTACGTCTTTGCCATCTACTTTAACTGTTTTTGTCATTATGCTCTATCCTGTTGTAATACGCTTAAAGTACAGACTACTCCTGCACCTCCGCTTGATGTTACTTTAATAGCGTCTGCTTCTTCTAAAACTAATACAGTGCTAGCTTCGCCTTCAAGTATTTCTACCTTAGCATCCGCTGCTACACTGGAGTTTTTAGCATAAAAAGTAGTTGTCCCTGCACTGCTATCTAGTATTGAAATAGTTAGATTAGTAGTACCTGCCACTCCATTAAATATAGAAAGGGATTTAACAATTCCTACGGTTGCAGATGGTACGGTATAAATAGTTTCCGCTCCTGTTCCTGTAGTAGTATAGATGCTATTTTTATATGCATTCGCCATGTCTTTTTCTTATCCTAACTTAATCTACAAATAAAGTAAAGGCTTCTAGTTCGTCCTTTAATTGTTGTTGATATGTAGTATTCATTTTTTGTACAATGGAAATAACATTGTTAGCCAAGTTCTGAACATTTTGTTGATCAAATTCTGGTCCTTCAATTGTTGCAACCACTTCTGATATTTTAGCCATTATCTTCTACCTCCTGCGTGTATGTCTAATCTAAAAGTTCCTAGTCGCCAGTTTTCACCGGTTCCTGTATTTGCTACTCTAAATGCAATTTGTCTTGCTCTCACCCTAGTGTTAAGTTGGGTTGTTGAAGTAGTAGCGGTATAGTTATTAGCTACCGCAACACTATTAGGAAAAGCTTTAGTTGTCAGTCTTACTTGAGCATCACCTGTTTGAGCTCCAAAGTCAGGTATAAATCTACTAATTCTCATTATATATTCTCCTTCTCCTGGTAGCCCCTGATCCTTACTTATATCGTAATCTCCTGATTCAATACTTGCTGTAATTGCATTAGTGGTACCACTAGCAAAAACTTCATCAGTTCCAATTTCATGTTGCCAAAAATAACTTGCCCCATTTGTAACTCCGTTAACTTCAGGAGCAGTAGGAGCAACAGCTGTTTTGTATTGTGTAGCATAAGGTTTTCCGTAAACTCCTTCTGGAGTCCAAGTAGTTCTTGCTAAAGAAGATGTAGTCCAAATAGGGTCTCTGTCTGTAGATTCTATATAATTATAACTTACTGAACGATCCACTTCATCGGATCCTTTGCTACAATAAAACCAAGTTACTTCACCAAATAAATTATTAACTGCTCCATGAATTTGTTGGTTGGCATTAACATTTATATTTTCAAATACGTAATCTTCTACTAGACAAGGCATACTGTAAACCCTACCTCCAGTATATTTAAAGAATCCATTTGGTCCCATCCAATAAGCTACACCATCTATTTCAACAGGTGCATGCTGACTAGATATACCGCAATTAGTTCCAACCTGTTCAAAACCAAAAGTAAATGGTTGACCTACAAACTTCATAGTATACATCGCTGTATCTGACCAAACATATAAAGCTGTTTTACCCGCAATAACTGCCATTAATTTAGATCCATCAGGTAATCTTTGAGATCCCGCGGTGTTAGTTGCACTAGGAGTATAAGAGTCTGTTGCGTTAATACTTTCTTGATCCGAAAATCTTACAAACATATCATCTTGTGTTCCTGAACTACCTATTGTTGTTTCGGTTCCAATAAACACTAAATGTCTATCAGGAGTAGAAACAGCCATGTCTCTTGAAGAAGTTGGTGCATTTGCTAAAACAGTTGCTCTAACAGTTAAACCAGATCCACTATCTGGATCCCATTCAAATACTTTTTTATTATGTACTAAAGCCAATAAGTTTTCTCCATAGTTAGTTAATCTCCATTGTCCTGGTTCTAATACAACTTGAGCTGATGTACTTGCACTGCCCCAACCCACATAGCTACTGGCATCATAAACCGTAGCTCCATTCAAGTGAGAAGATCTTGCACTTCCGCTGTATGCTCTTGTAATTCCTGTTACTTTATTTCCTGTAATTCCTGTATATCCAATTAACTCATTTCCTACTTGAATAATTTCTGTTGATGAAGAAGGAACTGTAAATCCTGAAGTTGATGTTAAAGTAATTTCTGTAGCCGAACCATTATTACCATTAGCATCATCAGCTAGAGCTCCATTCAAAGTAGTTAGTGTAGGGGGAATAACTCTACCACCAAAAGTATTAGTTCCCCATCCATAACCATAACCTTGAGTAACTGGCCCTATTGCATAATAAGGATCAATTGTGGTTGTGGCTACTGCTCCTCCAGTTCCGGTTTCATTATTATTAGCTAGAAGAGTCATCTTAATAGTTAAAGTTTTAGTACTTGGAGTAGTTAAAACTTCAAATAAATCATTATCAAAATCAGCTGCTATAAAAGAACTTGAAGGTGGAGCAGTAAAAACTGTGGTACCATTTCTACATAATATAATGTCTCCCACCTCTAAATTGTGAGCAGATGCAAAGGTAAGAGTAATTATATCGGAACCATTCGAAGTCCCAATTCCTACCCCGGCTTGAGATTTTGTAGTATCTAATGGAGTAATATCATAAACTGCTCCTTCAAAATAAACATAAAGCATTTTATTAGTTCCAATTGCTACATATTTATTTCCGGCTCTATCTACCCAAGCATGTTGATCTCTTCCAGCTCCTACTAAATTACTAGACGTAAGCTGTTGCCAGCCTCCTATCTTCTCAGGATAACTATATCTAAATCGCATATAATCGCCATTTACCCAACGACCTTCTGCTCCTGTATCTGAGGATTGTTTATCTAACCCCGGTTTTAATGTGATTTTTGTTAACATATAATCTCCTGATTGAAATTATACTAGATCGAATGATTTATCAATATGATAAAGTCGGGGGAATTGTGGTGGAGTTCCCCCAACCAGATTTTATTATAATTTATTTTTTAGGTAATGTAAAGCCTTTATACCAAGCGGGAAGTCCTAAAAATGGACGCTTATCAAACTCATTTTCTTTAGCTAGTTTAGAACCTTTTTTATTGTAATGTAAAAATACTTGAGCACAATCTTTGCCTGTAAATTCTTCTCTCCAATGTTCAAGATCACATCCTGAATATATTAACATATCACCAGGTTTAAGATCTACTTTAATACCTGCTTGACCCGTTCTTCCAGAAGGTTCTAAATAAATAGGCCAATCATCTCCTCCTAAATTTAAGGTAGTAGAAATTTCACACGAATATCTATCTTTATGTCTAGCTAACACATCCCCTTTTTTATAAATTCTTGCATAGGAATATGTAGGACATAACTTAAGCGCGGTATGTTTTTCCATAACGGGTTGAACTTTTTGTAATAAAGTTTCCATGACTAAATCTCCATAATGAGAATAAGTATTAGGGACTTGTTGATCATTCCATACACCCCAGTACTCAGTAAAAGGGGATATATATTTTTGATCAAATAAAAATCTTGCTACCTTTCTTTTATTTAAGAAATAAGCAAAACAAAAATCAGCCATCTCTCTATTGATAACTCCCTTTAACACTGTATATTTATTCTTTTTGAATGACATTTAATCCTCCTTATATATTATATTTATCACCATTCTGTTATTACAATCCGTTGAATTTGTTCCAAAATGAAAAGCGTGAGATGGAAAAAAAACAGCTTTATTTGCTTTAGATTTTATTTTTTTATTTTTTATTTTAGTATAGCCGTTATTAGTGTTAAGATAATATATCATGCTCGTACATTGTAATTCTTTGAAAGCATCTTGATGTTCACTAAATTCTATTAACTTGTCACTAATAGGGTTTAAATTAGCTTTAACTTTTTTTAAAGTTTTAAGTTTTAATTTTTCAAGTAAAGATTGTAAAATAGTAAAATAACTAGAATTAATTTTATTATTTTCAAAAAAAACATGAGTAAATTGATAGTGAAATAATTTATCAGATACTTCTTTAACTTTATAATTATTATAATACCAGGGAAAATATTCATTCGTAAGGGCACTGTATAAAGCATTATAATTCGAAGGAGATAAAAAATTTTCTACAACTTTAGGTGACATTTAATACTCCTTTCGGTATAGCTTGACAGTTCCAGTGAATAAACCTAAATGGCTCATATCCCATATCTACTATATATTGATGGGGCATATAAGACGGGAAGAATATCATACGACCTGGTCTTACATCATAATTAATTTGAGAACTTGCATAGGTTACTTGTGTTTTATCTTTTTCTGGTAAAAGATTCATTATGTTTCCTGGCCGAGGATCTTCAAATAAAGGCCGAGAGGTTTTCTCACTAGCTTTTAAAAAATAAAAACCGGATATGTGACCATTCCAATGAGTATGTAAAGTATGGTGTCCACCACCTCTTTTAGCAAACTCTTGTACCCACATTTCTGTAGTAAACAATTGATAATTGGTTAAGTCAAAACCCATTTCTACCAATAAATTATGGGCTGTAGCACCTATATAATCTTGTAATTGTTTAAAATTAGGATCACCGATTAATGATGTAGAATGAAACACGTTACCCATATCTCCTTTATCTCCAAATTCCTTATTCCTTTTATCAATATCTTTTTTTAAATTCTTTTTAGAATCTTCTATATATTTATCAGACGCTTTATTTAAATCATCTACGAATGCAGGTTCATCAGCAAACCATATAGGACATCTAAATAAATCTTCTCGAGTTAATTGTTTAGGAAATGATTTGGCACTTCCACAGGATATCTTATCCAATTCTTTTTGAATCTTTACTTTTCTTGCTTTCTTTTGTTTCTTTTTCATTTATAAGGCCATCCTAAATTCCATATTACTAAACTATGTCTTGATCCTTTTTTAACTGGGCATACTCTATGCCACACAAAGCCAGGAAACACTACTAAAGATCCTTTAGGTAATATTTCTTTGCATTTATGTACATTAGGTTTTTTATCGGGATCTAAATTTCTAAAATCAAATTCTAATTCTCCACCTTTATATTCTTTAGGATCCGATAATGTAACAGTTACGGATAGCTTTCTTATTTTACCATTTGAGGGATCCCCTTGTTGTCTTTGATACGGTCTATCCCATCCATCACAATGCCAATCGTAATATTGACCTTTATTATATTTAGTGAATTGACAAGACTCTGAAAAATCCCATTGAAAATTCCATCCTGCAGATTGATTAGCTTGATGAATATAAGGTTGTATTTCTTTATAAATCCACCGATCAGACATCCAAACTATATTTGAATCTCTTTTCTTTTTTAAATCTTTAATTTGAGATTGGTTTAATTTTTTAACATCGCCATAACCACCTGTAGTAGCTAAACCATCTTGTAATTGTTTTCCATAGCGTACAATATCATCACAGATGCGATGAGGAATGGCTGATTGAAAATACCAATAATAATTACTTAAGTTCATATGTCTTTATACATATGTTTTATATTACGTTAAAGAAAAAGTAAAGATTAAAAATTATGAAACAGTTAAAGTCCCTGTAACAGTAAAGGTAGCAATTTTTGTAGAACCTGGCGCAGGTGCTACAGTATTTGTTCCTGGGCTGGCACTTAAACCTGCACTATCTGGAAATCTTAATATAACAATTCCTGAACCACCAGCTTTTGCAGCTGGATGAGCATTACCGCCATCTCCTGTATTATTACCTCCGGCTGCACCTGGTCCACCAGGTTGACCTGCTCCACCTGCAGCATATGTTACTCCACTTCCTGAAATATCGTTTGGTACTCCTGCTCCAGCAGCACTTGGAGGTCCATTAGAACCTGCTCCACCAGCGCCTCCACCGCCACCACCATTAAATGATCCACCACCTTGACCACCTGGATTTCCTTCTGGAGGAGTATAACCTCCAGCATTACCACTACCGCCAGCATAACCTCCATAACCAACTCCACCACCTCCAGAACCTCCGGGTACTCCCGCAGCATTTGTTCCTGTACATGAAGGACCACCTCCACCTCTACCACCACCACTTGAAGTTATTCCAAAAGATTCTGCGGCAGCAAAACTTGAATTTTGTCCGCTACTACAAGCAGCAGGGCCTGTTCCCCCACCTCCAATTACTACTGCGTGACATCCTTCTTCCACTGTTAAAGCTGTTCCTTGTAAAGGTGCAGGGCCATAACCAGAAGCTCTATAACCTCCAGCTCCACCTCCACCCGCTGATGCGGGAGTACACGCTAAAGTTCCTCCACCACCGGCTACTACTAAATAATCTACACTTGGATAAGTTGCTATAAATCTAGGCCATGTTCCTGCTGTTTGCGATTCAAACTGTGATTGCAGTGACCACACACCACTTGCTTTAGTTAATTCTTTTACTACGGCTCTACCAGAACCACCTGCTCCACCTGCTGACGTTCCAGGATTACCACCTCCACCGCCACCACCGCCAGTGTTTGCAGTTCCTGCAGTTCCATTAGCTGCGGGTCCTTTTGCACCGGCTCCACCACCGCCAGATCCACCACTTCCAGCTGCGGGCACACTACTATCAGCTCCACCTCCGCCACCACCACCAAATGTGCACGGAGATAAAGGAGATGCAGAACTTCCCGCACCACCATTTCCAGCACCGGCTCCACCACAACCATTTGCTCCTACAGCTGATGCACCACCGCCACCACCGCCAGCGTCAACTCCACATGCTCTAAAACCTAGTCCTCCGTTACTACCTTGACAAGCTGTTCCAGTTCCACCTGGATTAGGTCCTGGACAACCGCTAGGATTAAAAGCTCCACCACCTCCGCCTGATCCACCAGGTACTCCCGGTGTATCTCTAAATCCACCTGCTGCTCCTCCACCAACAGCCGTTGCTAAAGCCGTTGGCACGCTAGGTGCAGGAGATAATATTGTAGATTCTCCAGAAGTTCCTTTTCCTAATGAATCACAAGCACAAGCACCTGTTGCAGGTGTGGCTGCTCCTCCGCCCCCTATAGTTAATTTGTATGCTGTTGATGCACAGACGTTTACTTGAGTGCATAGATAACCACCAGCTCCACCGCCACCACCAGCAGCTCCAGATCCACCTGATCCACCGCCAGCGACTAATAAAGCTTGAACAACTCTTGTTCCTGTTTGTGTTGTAAAACAACCTGTTGCTGTTTTAGTAGTAATAGTACACTTACCAAACGAAGCGTTGTTCGTTTGTCCTATAATACCGCCGTTTGCTGATCCTGAAGGACTAGCCATATGAGTCTCCTTATGCGGATACCCAAGCTAGCGCTGATGCATCCCAATTAAAATTATTTACTGGATCTGAGTTATC